ATCTTGAGGAAGAAGCGCGGAGTAAGTATGATGACTTTGAACAAGTCGCATATAACCCAAAACTTCCAGTCACGAATGTGATGGCTGAAACGATTCAGTCTTCGGAGATTGGGCCAGAGTTAGCGTACTATCTCGGCTCTAACCCTAAAGAAGCGGATCGTATCTCACGCATGACGCCATTGAGCCAGGCAAAAGAAATTGGGAAAATTGAAGCCAAATTGGTAACGACGCCCCCAGTTAAGAAAACAACATCTGCGCCAGCGCCGATTTCGCCAGTAACCGCACGATCTTCTGGATCGCCAGCTTTTGACACTACTGATCCACGGTCTACCAAGACCATGACCGATTCGCAGTGGATTGAAGCTGAACGTGCGCGACAGCGGAAAAAGTGGGAAGCACAGAACCGCTAACTTTAAAGGACTTTTATGTCAAATAGTATCCTCACGATCGACATGATCACACGCAAGGCTCTGGAAATTCTGGAGAATAACCTTGTTCTTACCCGCAACGTAAACCGTCAGTACGACGACAGCTTCGCTGTTGAAGGTGCTAAGATTGGTTCAACTCTGCGTATTCGTCTTCCTGACCGCGCTTTGGTTACTGACGGTGCTGCCCTGCAAGTTCAGGACGACAACGAACAGTTCACCACTTTGTCTGTGGCTAATCAAAAGCACATCGGTGTCAACTTCACATCCGCTGAACTGACCATGCAGTTGGACGACTTTGCAGAACGTGTGCTTAAGCCACGTATTTCTCAGTTGGCCTCCAGCATTGATGCTGACGTCGCTAACGCGTACCGCAGTATCGGCAATAGCGTCGGCACTCCTGGCACTACGCCTTCAACTTCATTGGTCTTGCTGCAAGCCCAACAAAAGCTGAATGAGAACGCTGCTGTAATGAACCCACGTTACGCTACTGTCAACCCAGCAGCTAATGCTGGTCTTGTTGAAGGCATGAAAGGTCTGTTCAATCCAACAGACACTATCAGCAAGCAGTTCCGTAACGGCATGATGGGCACTGGCGTTTTGGGCTTCGACGAAGTCAACATGAGCCAATCTATCAAGCAGCACACTACTGGTTCACGCGACGCTTCTGCCGCTACTATCGTCGCCACTTCGGTTACGGCCGAAGGTTCTGCAACGCTGAGCCTGTCGCAAGCCTCTGTGACCACTACCATTAAAGCTGGTGATGTGTTCACAATCGGTAGCGTCTTTGCTGTGAACCCACAGACCCGTGAAACCACAGGTTCGTTGTTCCAGTTCGTTGCTTTGGCTGATGCTACTGGCGTGTCGGGTGTTTGGACTGTGACTGTCGCACCGATGTACTCGGCTGCACATGCGCTGGCTACAGTGAACGCGCTGCCATTGATCAACGCTGTTGTTACTTTCACTGGCGCTGCATCTACTGCTTACGCACAGAACTTGGTTTACCACAAGGACGCGATCACGTTCGCTACGGCTGACCTCTTGCTGCCACAAGGTGTTGACATGGCTGCCCGTGCAGTTCATAACGGTATTTCTTTGCGTGTCGTGCGCCAGTACGACATTAACAACGACCGTTTGCCTTGCCGTATTGACGTGCTGTATGGTTTCAGCACCATCCGTCCACAAATGGCTTGCCGTATCTGGGGCTAAACCGAATGGGGCTTCGGCCCCATTTTTTGTAACATTTTTCAAAGGAAATTATCATGGCTCTCCCTAATGGCGCAGGCGGTTACCAACTTGGTGACGGCAACCTGTCAGAACTTACTATCGGCTATCTGGCTACTCCGCAAACTGCTACAGCAACGGCCACTTTGACCGCTGCTCAAATCACTAGCGGTATGCTGGTCGCTAACCCTAGCGCAACCGCTGCGGTTTACACTTTGCCTACTTCGGCTGCTATTGACGCAATCGTAACCAGCGCAAAAGTTGGCAGCACTTTTGTATTGCGTCTTGTCAATATTGGCACTTCGTCCGGTACAGTGACTTTGGTTTTGGGTACTGGCATGACTGATGGCGGCAACACTTTGGTTGCTGTTGCTGTTACTTCTAGCGCGATATTTACTTTCCGTAAAACTGGCGATGCAGCTTACACTGTGTACAAAGGCTAAATCTAAACGGGGGTTTCGGCCCCTGTTTTTAAAGGACTAAATCATGCCAAATACTAAAGCAATCGGCGTTGCATTTTCTGACCCTGCACTAGACGGCGCTGTTATGGGCGCAACAGGCGGTACTGCGGGGTTTTTCGGTACTACCCCGACGACTAAACCAGCGGCTAACACTACTGCGTTGACTACAATCACGTCCACTGCGCCTGGTACACCAGACTATGCAGTTCAAGACTTGACTCAAACAACCCCGTTTGGTTTTGTTACCAAAGATGAGGGCAACTCAGTGTTGGCGGTAGTTGCAAACTTGCAAGCGCGTGTGACACAACTAGAAACTAAACTTCAAGCTCTTGGCTTGTTGTCTTAACCTAAAGGGGGCTTCGGCCCCCTTTTCAGCATGAACATCTATTTAGAACACCCTATTCATGGACGCAAGATTGCGTCGATTGAAGCCGAAGCCGAACATGATGAAAAGCATGGCTGGCTGCGCTACAATCCAGACACGCCTTCACAACTTGAAGCGGCTCCTGTGAATGTGCTGGAAGTCAAACGCCGTCGTAAAGTCATTACTGAAGAGGCTTAAGCATGACCACTTACACCGCCGGCGATCAAATCAATCGGGCGCTTAGGCTGCTTGGCGTGCTTGCCGAAGGTGAAACGCCGTCTGCGTCTGTTTCGCAAGATTCGTTAATTGCGCTCAATCAAATGATTGACTCATGGAACACTGAGCGCTTGTCAGTATTTAACACAATTGATCAAACATTTATCTGGCCTGCTGGCGAGATTCAACGCCATCTTGGGCCTAATGGGGCTAGTCTTGGCGGTTTCGATGGCATTCGTCCTATCTTATTGGACGACGCAACGTATTACCGTGATCCTGGCACAAATGTGTCGTTCGGCATTAAATTTATTAACCAGCAACAATACGATGGTATTGCTGTCAAGACGGTTACTTCTACGTATCCACAAGTTATGTGGATCAACATGGAATATCCAAGCATTCAGATGACTGTTTATCCACGTCCGACAAGGGATTTGGAATGGCATTTTATCAGCGTGCAAGAGTTAGATCAGCCGGCTACACTGGCAACGCAACTGCTGTTTCCACCAGGCTATCTACGTGCGTTTACGTATGCGTTGGCAATGGAAATAGCGCCGGAGTTTGGTGTCGAGCCAAGCCCTCAAGTGCAGCGCATCGCTATGACCAGCAAACGCAATCTGAAGCGCATTAATAATCCGGATGATGTTATGTCTATGCCGTACTCTCTCGTAGCTACACGGCAACGTTTTAATGTCTACGCTGGCAACTATTAATGAAAACGCCCATCCTTGGTTCGACATACGTGGCACGCAGCGTCAACGCTGCGGATGCCAAGATGATCAATCTGTTTCCCGAAATTGTGCCCGAGGGTGGCAAAGAACCTGCATTTTTACAGCGCGCGCCAGGGCTGCGCTTATTGGCAACGGTCGGCGAAGGCCCGATACGTGGACTTTGGCAGACAGGAAACTACGGCTACGTTGTATCGGGTAATAGTTTTTATCAGATTGATAGCAACTGGCAAATTCTTAACTTGGGCGTTGTAAGCGGTAACGGCCCAGTAAGCATGTCGGATAACGGCACGCAAATTTTTATAGCCTGTAATCCAGACGGATTTATTTACAACGTAAAGACCGGCGCATTTAAAAAGATTGACGATCCTGACTTCCCTGGCGCGGTGACAGTTGGATACCTAGACGGTTATTTTGTCTTTAACCAGCCTAATAGCCAAACGGTTTGGGTGACTAGCTTGCTAGATGGTCTGTCCATTGACCCGTTAGATTTTGCGTCTGCCGAAGGATCGCCCGATGGCTTAGTAGCGCTCATCATTGATCACCGCGAGGCTTGGCTTTTCGGAACTAATTCGGTCGAAGTGTGGTACGACGCAGGTGCTACGGGTTTTCCCTTACAACGGATACAAGGTGCATACAACGAGCTTGGCTGCGTAGCGCCTTACTCTGTTGCCAAGATGGACAACGGCTTGTTCTGGCTGGGCGCTGATGCGCGTGGTCAAGGCATTGTTTATCGAGCAAACGGCTACACAGGTTTACGAATTTCTACCCATGCGATTGAGTGGCAAATTCAAACCTATGGCAACATTTCTGATGCCATTGGCTACACGTACCAGCAAGATGGCCATTCTTTTTATGTGCTGATCTTTCCGTCTGCTAACGCCACATGGGTTTATGACGTAGCAACGCAAGCGTGGCATGAACGGGCTGGCTGGGATAACGGTATTTTTACGCGTCATCGTAGCAATTGCCAAATGGCGTTTAACAGCAAAATTATTGTCGGCGATTACGTAAGCGGTAACGTGTACGCATTTGATTTAGAAGATTACAGCGACAACAACAGCGTCCAAAAATGGCTTCGTTCTTGGCGTGCAATTCCGACCGGCCAAAACACGCTTAAACGAACGTCGCACCATAGCCTTCAATTGGACGCCGAAGCGGGGCATTATCTAGCCGCAATTGCAAGCGAAAATAACCTAGTTACTGAGGATAATTTTTTGCTGACAACTGAAGATGGTCAGCACATCATTACAGGCACGCAAACGCTGGCTAATGAATCACCTTCGGTCATGCTGCGTTGGTCTGACGATGGCGGCCATACTTGGTCTAACGAGCATTGGAATTCCATGGGCGCGATCGGCCAATACGGGCGACGCATAATTTGGCGTCGGCTTGGCATGACTATGAAGTTGCGCGATCGTGTGTACGAATTGTCAGGCACTGACCCGATCAAGATTGCTATCATGGGTGCTGAATTGTTTGTGACGCCGACTAATGCTTAATGTCACTAACATCACCCCGCCCCGAGTGCCGTTGACTGACGAACGCACGGGGTTAATTTCGCGGGAGTGGTACAGGTTTTTCTTGAATTTATTTACGTTAACTGGTTCAGGGCAATCGGGCATAACATTGACCGATTTACAAGTTGGGCCGCCTCCGTCTTTTGCCCAAGAATCAACGCCTGGGCTACCTAGTTCAATTGTTGTCGATGCGTCGCCGTTTACTTACGTTAACGCCAGCGTATATCCAGTAGACGTAATGATTTCTAATGGCGGCGTTAGTAGCTTGGAAATCTCTCGAGATGGTGTTACATTCTTCAATACCGGAAGCTACTACGGTATGTTCACCTTGTCGCCGTCAGACACGCTACGCGTCAGCTACGTATCGCCCCCAATTATGACTCTTGTTCCGAGGTAAAACATGACCGCAGTTAACATATCCCCCAGCCCAAAACTTCAGTTTTTTGACGCCAATGGCAATCCTTTAGCTGGCGGCAAGCTGTACACATACGCCAGCGGCACAACAACGCCTCTCGCCACGTACACAGATTACACGGGCGTTAGCGCTAACACCAACCCAGTAATTTTAGACTCGCGCGGCGAGGCTAATGTTTGGATGAGCGCTAGTCTTTACACGCTGGCGCTGTATACGGCCGCCGATACGCTTGTTTGGACAGTGGACGGGCTTAACGGCGCAAACCAAGCCACGTTAGCGATTTTAGCTGCTGCTAACGGTTCATCCCTTATCGGTTACTCGCCAGGCGGCACAGGCACGGTTACAACAACTGTGCAAGCTAAACTGCGTCAAACTGTCAGCGTTAAAGATTATGGCGCGCTTGGCAATGGTACGACCGACGATACTGTCGCCATTCAAAACACTATCAGCGCCGTGGGTGCTGCTGGCGGTGGCACGGTCTTGTTCCCCGCAGGCACATACAAAACTACTAGCAAACTGACCATCAACAGCAAGGCTGTGTTTTTGATGGGTGCAGGACGTCAAGCATCTATCTTGGCCCCTATCGCTATGGCGACGGATCATATCTTGTTTAACGCGGTATCAGACGGCGGCCTATCAAACATGGCGATCATTCCGTCAGGCGCGCAAACTGGCACTACGGCGTCCATAAACATTTACAACAGCCACAACGTCGCGCTGGATAACTTTTTGATTTACGGCAATTGCCAAACCGGCGTACTATGCGACGGCGGGGCGGCGCAATTTTTGACCACAGTGTCAAATTTTGAGATTGGCAACTGCGCCGTTAGCGGCGTTCAAATAGGTTCTGCCGCAAATTTTGCACAAGATACTACGCTTTTAAACGGCATTGTTGCAAGCTGCGGTGATGGCGTTTTGCTGCTTAATTGCAGTGGTGTTTACGTTACAAACGTAGACACAATATCATGTGTAACAGGCGGTATTACCACTAACCCCGCGACGGGAAGTAAAGTTACAGCTTGCTTTTTTACTGGCGTTTTAGCAGATACGACAACCGCCGGTCCTGGTTTTCGATTGTACGGCGCTGGCGGCAAAGTTACTGACGTTAACTTAGTCAACTGCTGGGCAGCAACTAACTTTTTGAGCGGCATTATTTGTACCTCAGCTTGCGACGGTGTTTTGATAAGCGGTTCACGCGTTATCAATAACAAACAGCACGGTATTTATCTGCAAGACGGCGTAAATTACACCATTACGGGTAATCAGATCGGCATGAACAGCATGCAAGGGTCAGCCTTGTATAACGGTATTGGCGTCGCAACAAACGTAAAACATTTTACGATTGAGTCCAACTTTATTGGCGGCCCATTAGGATCTATCGGTGTTTTGACGGCTAACCTTCAAGGGTATGGCGTGCTTGTAGATACCGGCAGCGGCAACTACTTTAACATTTTGGGTAATGACTTAACAGGTAACGTAACCGGCGCACTTTTAAATAGCAGCACTGGGACAACGTATTTCATAGCCAATAACTTAGGCGCTGCTGGCGGCACTAGCGGCGTATCGCTAACTGATCAAAATGACTGGACAAAAACACAGCGCATTGTAGGTCTTCAAGTTCCGGCAAGCGGTTCGGGCTTAGAGTTAGCATTTGACACCAGCGGCACGCCTACATCGTATTTGACAAGTATTAACCGAAGCACAAGTGCTTGGCTTGGTCTTAACATACAAGCTGGCGCGCTTAACGTCAATACGAATGGTAGTACAGCGATGACTATCAGTACTACGCAGATTTCTAACTTCAATAATAGCCCCACCGCGCCGACGCCGTTAGCTGGTGACAGCTCAACTAAATTGGCTACGACAGCATTCGTACAAAACGCGATTGGCGGCGGTAATCGCAGCTATGCTGATAACGGCGTTACCAGTGGTTCGGGAACATTGGTTGTTACGTTTCCATCAAGCTTTACGACCAGTAGCAGTTATTCGATTGTTGGTACTTCTACTGGTGGGTACTACGTAACTCTTGACGCGGTAACATCCGGTTCTGCTACACTAACTGCGCGATTGTTTAGCTCAAACGCGCCGACAAACGGGATTGCAATCCGTTGGATTGCAATAGGAACCTAAAATGACAGTCACCGCAACCGTTCTTATTCCGGCTAAAGTTGCTGAGGCGGTACAAACGCCGCAATACGTTGCGGCCAATGTAACGGCGATAATTGACAAATTTACGGCAACAAATTTTAGCTCTACCGCCACTACCATCAGTGTTCATTTGGTAACGGCTGGAAATAGCGCGGATGACAGTAACATCATTACTAAAACCAAACGTCTTCAGCCTACTGAAGTCTATACGTTTCCGGAAATTGTAGGTCAAGTATTGACGACAAATAGCGTCATCAGCACCATTGCCGGAACAGCTTCAGCCATCAACATTCGGGCCTCTGGCCGCGAGGTCGTATGATTAGTCATCACTTCGGCGCGGGTGTGTACGCCAAAGAAACGCGCATTCCGGCGGGGCATGTTCTTGTGCAGCATAAGCATAAGTTTGACCATTTATCAGTTCTTGCCAGTGGTTCCGTTGAAATTATGGTGGATGGCGAGCGTCAAGTTGTTCATGCGCCGGCTTGTCTGACTATTGAGGCGAACAAACATCACGGCGTAAAGTCGCTTACAGACGTTGTGTGGTATTGCATTCATGCAACGGATTGCACAGATACAGATGAAATTGATGAAGTACTGATATTGGCTGGCGATGAAGCGCAAGCGCAAGATATGGCCTTGTGCCTAAAGGAGAAATAATATGCCTTGGATGATGGCCGCAGCGGTAGTAGGTAGCTCGTTACTTAGCAGTAGTTCAGCAAGCAACGCCGCAGATACACAAGCTAGCGCGGCAAACCGCGCTGCTGATCTTCAAAACGCGCAGTACCAACAGACACGTACTGATCAAATGCCTTGGCTTAAGGCCGGCGAAACTGCGCTTAACCAATTAGCGCCGCTGGCGGCAAACTATCAAAAGTTTGGCTACAGTGATATGACCGCCGATCCTGGCTATGGCTTTCGCTTGGCTGAAGGCCAGAAAGCGTTGAACCAACAGGCGGCTGCACGCGGCGGTTTAATTTCAGGCAACGCATTAAAAGCGGCTGCGAGCTATGGTCAGCAAATGGGTTCGCAAGAATATCAAAACGCATTCAACCGTTACCAAACTGAACGCCAAGCACAGCTTGGGCCTTTGCAGTCATTGGCCGGCGTAGGTCAAACCACTGCAACAAACCTTGGACAAACCGGCGCATCAAATGCAGCTAATGTAGGCAATCTCATTACTGGCGGTGCAGCAGCCAGCGCGGCCGGTCAAGTAGGCGCAGCTAACGCAATTACTGGTGGATTAAGTACATACCTAAATTACAATCAAGGCAACAATTTGATTAGCGCTTTGCAAAGACAAAATCCTAATTACAATTCGCCGCAATATCCGTCTTATGACGCAACAAGCGTTCAAGGATAAATAATGGCACTCGATCCCAACATTTCACTTGGCGTTAAAGGGCTACAGCTTGCCGATCCATTGGCGCAATATGCTCAAGTAGCGAACATTCAAAACGCGCAAAATCAAAATCAAGTTTCGCAGATGCAAATTGCGAACATGCAGCGCGATGAAGAAACGTTAAAACAAATTAAAGCTAAAGCTGTAGAGCATGGCGGCCCATCTGATTTGAACGAGATTGCTAATGCGTACATTAAATCCGGCAATCCTAAATTTATGGAATTTGGCATTGGCCTGCGCCAAAAACTAGAGGACAAAGCAAACTTTAGCCGAATTATGGGTGCAAATCAGCCTACCGCTGCTGCACCGCCACCGACAGCCCAATATCCTCAAACTGCGCCAGCATACGCGTTAGGTTCGGGTGGCTTTGGTATGGGGACAACGCCTGCGGCTGCACCGCAAGTCAACAACTTAGCCGCGCCGCCGGCTGCCGCCGCGCCAGTCAATGCTTTAGCCGCGTCGTCAACTGCGGATGTATCCGCATTGCGTCAGCAACGCAATCAATTGTTAGCGATAGGGACGCCGCAAGCTATTGCAGCGGCTAAAGCCTTGGACGCTGACATTGCATTAGCGTCAAAAGAATCTGTGTACCATAATGTTCCTGGTGTGGGTCTTGTCGATCCTCGTACTGGCCGCGTCATTACGCCGGCTGTAGAGTCAACACAGCCAGACATTAAACAGTACGAATATTCAAAATCGCAAGGCTACAAAGGCTCTTTCTTTGACTTTAAACGCGACATGGCTATAGCTGGCCGCACGCCTGCTCAGCCTCGCGCAGAGCAGCCGCCTGTTGCTGTTGTCGGGCCAGACGGCAAGCCGGTTTACGTTACCCGTGAACAAGCGATAAGCAAGACTCCCGCAGCGGCAATGGAAGGGTTAGCACCTAAAGAAATTCAAAAACGCGAGGCGTCATACCCACAAGCAACGTCGGCCGTTAAAGGTTTTGAAACTAAGTCTGATAGATTTATACAAGACCTTATTGCTTTACGTGACCATCCAGGTCTTGACCAGATCACAGGCATTGCAGCCGGACGTATGCCTGGGATAACAGCGCAAGGCCGCGCCGCGCAGGCTTTGTTTGACAAAGCAGTCGCCAAAGGCGGTTTTCAAGCGCTACAAGAAATGCGCGACGCATCTAAAACTGGCGGCGCTTTGGGCAACGTATCAAACCAAGAGGGTAAACAACTTACCGCTTCGTTTGCTGCTATCAATCGCACTCAAGACGCGCCGGATGTTAGGGCAGCAATTGATCAAGCTATTGGTGACTTACAAGGCGCTAAAGTGCGTACCCGTGAAGCGTATGATTCAACGTACTCGTACAAGTCCGGTGGCGGCGGCGCTGCCGAAACTAACATTGACGCGCTTCTTAATAAGTACAAATAATTATGGCAACACTTGAACAGCTTAGTGCAGCGTTGATCAAGGCTGACGCGGCGGGTAACGCTAGTGATGCCAAGGCTTTTGCTGACGCCATTAGGCAAATGCAAGCTGCGCCTGTTGTTGCTGCGCCGCCACAACCTAGTGGTATTCCAACTGGCCCCCGCATAACGGGCACAGCCGCTGATCAAATCACTGGCTATGGCGGCCCTGCGCGTGCGG